CCAGCACATCAGCCAACCCCGCCTGCGACACCGACAGCGACGACGACGCGTCGAACTCCCAATAGTCATACGTCACACCACCAGAGGTGTAGTTACCCGTAGGCGTATCAGAGATAGCAGCACCAGCAAGCGCACCAGACACCGCCTGCCAATCAGACCCGTCATAGAACTCCAGCGCATCCTCATCAGTGCGGAACGTCACCTGACCCTCAACCGGTGAAGGAATCGCAGACGCACGCGCCGCCGTCCCACCAAACACCAACACACCCTGCATCAAATAATCATTAGTGTCAGCAGCGGTGAGAACATCGCCAGCCGTGAACGTCTTGAAACCACCAGCAGCCATTAGAGCGCCGTCCAATCTGATCCGTCGTAATACTCGATTGAATCCGTGTCAGCCAAGTAAGTGAACATTCCCTCGCTAGGGGACGCGATAGCAGACGCACGCGCAGCAGTACCCGCGAACACCATGAACGCCTGATCCATGATGTACCCCTGCACATCAGCAGCCGTCAAAACATCACCAGCCGTGAACGTCTTGAAACCCTGTCCCGCCACTGCGCTACCTCCTAGAACCCAAGCCGGTCATCATCAAGTTCACCGAACACCGCATCCGACAGAATGAACGACGGCTGCGCCTGCGACATGCTGAGCGTGACAACATGCGAGGCAGGGCTGATGGTGTGCTCAATGCGGTCCAACGTTGCGTATTGAGTAATGGCCGAGCCGACAGCTGGAGTGAATGTCACCTGCAACGGGTCGGCAACATCAAGCGCCGCCACGGCGGCACGATCAGCGGTGCCTAGGCCTTGCATCAACACCGACACCTGCTGGATGCGGTAGACAGGGTCTTTGTATCTGCTCAGCAGGTAATCAGCCAGCGTGTCCAGGTCGGTGTCGTTGTCAAACAGTAGGCCGCTCTTGGAGAACTCGCTGATTCCGTAGGCCGTCTGGCTCGTGGCATCAGTCACCACAGCGGTACCGCCGTTGTCACGGCTGATCGTTACCTGGTTGTAGAGCTGCTCAGTGCCGTAATCAATCTGCACGCTAGAGATCGGGATACCCGTGCCGCCGAGCACCGTGGGCGTGGTGAAGTCCTGCGCCCCGTCGCGGTCAATGAACGTGGCCAAGCCAGCGCGGTCCATGTAGAACACGCCAAACTCAGTGTCAGTGACCGTCTGAATGTAGGCGAGCACGTTGGTGTCCTCGCCTGGGGTGTCGGCTTGCAGCGACACCTCGCCGGTATCCAGCGCCCGCTTGCTCGTTGGCCAGTCAGCCTCTGTCAGCACAGCATCAATACGAGTGCCAGACAGTTGCGCCGAGCGGGTCGCTGTGCCTACGGCAACCTGACCCAAGGTGACAAAGCCGTCCACGCAAACAGCAGTAGTGGTGCTGTCGCCCGACACGTCATAGTCCAGGTTCCAGTCATCCACCAAACCTGAGAACACCGGCTGGTCATCTACGCTCACTTGCACGTTCTTGCGCGGCAGGATGCTGGACGAGTACGGGCTGATGGCTGTGCCAGCAGTGGGGTCAAACAGTCGAGCACGGTTGTCTAGGGTGATGTTCGCTGAGCCTGCCTGCGTGCGATCCAGCAGCCGCGAGCGGCCACGAGAGATCGTCAGAGTGCGCACATACTCAGTGACATTAACCAGCGAGAACGCACCACCCAGGGTGTAGGTGGTGTTATCCAGCACACCCTTGACTGTGTCATCTAACTGAAAGAAGTTAGTGACGCCGCCAGCGTCCTGGTCAAAGGCAAAGACAACCTTGACAGCCATCAGGCCACCTTGATCGGAACCGGGCCGTTGCTGCGTTCATACTGCTTCAACGCCTCAACAATCTGCCGACCAACCTGGCGGCCATCGGTGCCCATGCCTGCATTGACAGTCAGGTTGATAGTCGAGCCGCCGCCGCGTGGCATGTATTCGCTACGCACCACCGTGGAATCAACAGCGGGCACAATCAACTCAGGCCCACGCTCGCCCACCAGCGTTGGCATCCCTGCACTAATCGGGCCGCCATTTGCCCTTGTCTGCACGTCAATAGTGCCGCCGCTGACACCAGGCAGGCTGTTGAGTGCCTGATAACGCACGCCAACAGTGATGGTGGTGGACAACTTGCGCTTGACGTATTTCTTGAAGTTGTCGGCTGCCTTGCCGATGCGCTCGCGGGCATTGGCGATCATCTCCACCGCCGACTCGTCGCCCACCTTGGCAAAGGTCTCAGCCATTGGCACGCCTAGCGCTGTCTTGGTGTATGTCGCCAAAGCGTTGTAATTGTTTGTGAGCTGCTCCAATTGCGCCGGATTAGCGCTGAAGTAGTTAGCCAGAGCCACAGCCGCATCAGGTGGCAGCGTCAGGATTTTTTGCGCCAAGGCTTCAGGTAAGCGAGTCATAATGTTGGACTCAGCGATGGCCTTGACCGCCGCTTCACGGTTGTCGATGTCGCCCATGATTGCCTGGAAGATTTGCTCAGGCGTCAAGGGGTTGCCCTCAGCGTCAGTGGTAGCAAAGTCGAGGCTGCCAAGAATGGTGTTAGTGACGCTATCGGCGTAGGAGTCCAACTCAGCGGTGGCCGATTGAATGATGCCTACTTGGGTTCGCACGACGTTGCGGAACACCTCAGTACGAGCCTCAAAGGCATTACCAAGGGCCTCGCTGACCTTGACTGCGTCGCCCTCAATGCTGACCCGCGCATCACCAAAGTCTTTGGCGGCCTGCTTGAAGTTGATGCGCATTTTGTCAACGCTGCGAGCGGAGGCCCCAGTGGACCTCGTCAATTTGTCAGCAGCCTCAGCAGCCTCGCGGGTGTCCTCAGCCATGCGATGTGCTCGCACACCAGCATCACGGTAAGTCTTGTTGGCGGCCTGGATCTGGAACAACTGCACGCCGGTCTGCTCGACGTAGGCGCGGGCAGCATCGCCAGCGGCATCCGTCTTAGCGCGTAGATTGTCTAATGAGTTGGCTAGGTGATCAGCGGGCTTGACTGAGCCAGACATGACATCAGCCATTGCAGCAGTGGCTGCTGCCGCTGCCTCCTGCTCTCGACCCAAATCGGCAAGTGCATTGCCAATGACTTTGATGCCTTCTTGTGGTCCACGACTCAATAGCCGTGACAACTGCTTGCCCAGGTTGTCGGTGTCCTCGTCAGCAAAACCGGCGCGCCTGGCTACTTCATTGAAACCATCAGCCAAATCGTCAAGATATTGGATAACGGTTGCGCCGCCGCGCACCATGTAGCCGATTTCCTCGCCCACACTTTCAATGGCATTTGCTAGTCCCTCAGGACCACCAGCCTGCTGTGTAGCATCCTGTAATGCAATAACCAGGCCTTTGCCGACACTCGCACTTGCATTATCTACAGCAGCGCGCAAGATGCGCTGCGTGTTAGCAAGTCCATCGGAGGTCCGAGCAAAGTCACCAGACGCAGTTGCAGCATCTTGCGTAATTAGTGCCCAGGCAGCCTGAGCCTTGGTCGCAGCATCGAGTTGGCCCTTGGTAGCAACCAGGCCACTCTCTAGTGCATAAGCCTCAATGCGTGCTGCAGACAGATTGACACCCAGGCGGCGCAGCGGCTCGGTCTCACCGACCAGGCCAGAGCGTAAAGCAACAATGGCTTCCTGTACGTCAATGTTGTTGAACGAGGCAAGGTCAGCAGCGAGTTGCACAACCTCAGTGGACAGTCCCGCCGCTTTGCCAGCGTTGATACCCATGGCGGTGAACAAGTTGCCAAAGGTGCCCGTGGCCTCAAGGGCTGCCTGCTCCGACAAACCGAGATTGACGGCGGCGTCCTTGGCAAAGGTCTCAACAGAGCCTGATGCGTCACCAAAGACGGTGCGCACCTTGCTCAGCGATTCCTCAAGATCACTGGCGGCGCTAATGCTTTCGCCGGCAAATCGCACAACACCGTAGGCAGCAGCAGCAGCGGCAGCGGCGATGGCTGCGCCGGCGATCTTCATGCCCTTAGACATTGCGCCGAACTTTTGTTGAGTTTGGCCAGCATTGGTCTTAAGGCTTTCAAGATCACGTTGGACCTTGTTTATTTGCTTATCGTCGTAGTCGCCATAGATGTGAACTCTGATGCCATCTTTAGCCATTAGAGTCCAACCCTTCTGCGTGCCTCAGTGAGTGCTCGCTGCATTTCTTCACGCGCCTTGGGCATACCGACGTAGTAAGCGGGATACAAAAGGCGAGGAATACGCCAACGCTTGTAGCGCCTGTTTATGTTTGCATTGAATGTGTATGAGCCAGCGCGAGTTGCCGTGGAAATCGCATTACGCGTCCCCGCAAGCTCAAAGATTGATGCTGCTGGATCTTTCTGCACTGCTTGATACCCAAAGCCAACTGTGCGGCCTCGTCGGCGAGCGCGAAACGTTGCTACCTTGAGTCCACTCTTGGCTTTTGCTGCGCTGTAAACCAAGTTGCGCACATTTTCTGTGCGGTCTTGCTCAACCCACGAATATGCCCAGTTGCTTAGGGGAGGGTCTGGCACCCTGCTTAGTTCCTGGCGGGCAGCATCAACGACATGTTTAGCGCCAGCGCGCATGTTCTTTTTCAGTTCTTTGCTAACTTCCTTGTCAAACTTCTCAAGGCGATTGATGAAGGCGGCTATGTCGGTATCAATCTCAATTTGCAATGGCATTACTTGCTCGCCGCCTTCCGCTGTTCACCAGCCCGCCAACGCAAATAGCGGTACATGGTCGCCAACATTCGTGGCGATTCGTTAGCCAAATCGCTCGGCAACACCCGCCACTCGTATGCCAAGTGGACTAGGAGCCAGTGGGCGCTTGACTCTCCAAAGGGACCGGGTCTACCGCTTCACCCAGGCTTATGCCGCCAACGGTCTCAACCCACGGGTCAAACTCCAGTGCTGTCTTGCCCTGGCGCTTGAGTGTTTGCCAGGCAAGCCAGACCAAATACTCAAGGCGCAGGCTGTCGGCAAACACCGTGAAGGGCTTGTCAAAGTTGCGCTCAAAGGCAATGAGGTCGGGCGTGGTCGCGTTTACCACCACGCCCGACCCATCGCTGTATTCAACCGACAGGGCAACATTCATCATGGCGCAGAACTCCTTTACAGGGGGCTAAGGGCTGTGGCTAGGCCGTCGCCCGAGTGACGGTGCCCGAAACCGGCCACGTCACCGAGAGAGTTGCGAGATCGCCAACCGAGGACGCGAACGGCTGGTAGGCGTTCACCAGGCAGGTCGCGGTGTAGGACGGGTTGGTTGCTGATGCCGCGCCGCTGGTCGGCTTGATGACGACCGTGGCGATGGTGTTGAGCAGCGGGTACAGCGTGGCGTCCACGCTGGAGCTGCCAAAGTCTTGGTGCCAGTCGAGAGTCAGCGAGGCCGACTTGAGGCCACCAACGCGGGTGCGCCACTCGCCACCAAAGGCAGTGGTTTCCACGTCGTCAGACTCAATGGACAGATCAACGGACGCCAGCGAGGTGCTGAAGTCGTCACCGTTGATGGTGATGCTGTAGTCGGTAGCCACGAACTTGGCCATGGGGTTGCCCTTCTTTCTTAGGTTGCGTAGACAGTCACAACAAACTCAGCCGCCAGGTAGGTGATCTCACCTACCGGAACGGACGAGTAGTTGCGCATTTCGGTTACGCGCAGGTCTTGCACTTCACCGCCTAGAGTCCGGTCGGACTCAATGGCGGTCTTGATGCTGGTGGCTCCTGTGGGGTTGCAGTAACCGTCCAGCAAGTTTTGTGCGGTGCGTTCATCCACTCGACCAACAATGGTCAGCACCACAAACTCGTAGGTGTCAAGGCCGCGCCCGTAGGCGGTGTCAAAGGACACGCTTTGCGGCATGACAATGGCAATGGGCGGGTTGGGCTGGTCAGGCATTGTTGCTGCTGTGCGCAGCCCGCTAATGGCCGCCAGGTTGGTGGCGATGCCTGTGCGGATAGCCGAAATCGTGGCCATTAGGCAACACCAACGTGTTTGACGAAAGGCGCAACAAGTTGGGCCACGTCAGGGTCTAAGCCCTTAGATACGCGCATAGCGCCGAGGTCACCAAAGCCGGCAACACCCAGCGGTGAGTCTAGGCGCTTGAAGATGCGCATGGCTTGAATGACAGCGGCCTGAGTGATCTGCGCAGGGATCGCTGGCCAACCCCAGGTGCCCGTGATGCGCACCGTGGCCTCGCCCCAGGCATATGGCCACAGTCGAGTGTCAATGGCGCGCAAGCGGGTGTAGGGCCAGTCAAGGCCGTCTGCGTAAGCGTTTAGTGGCTCTAGTTGGTAGTCGGTGACGGCCCAGGTGACATCAAAGACTTGGTCACTGACGGTGCTGGATTCCACAGTGATGGCAGTGCCAGCGAGATCGTCCACATGCAGCAGGTAGCCGTTGTCTGGCGCAAAGTAGCGAACCTCAGACACTGTGCCGAAGGTGCGCCCGCAGTAGCCGTCAATGAGTGACGAGGCCGCTGAGCCTGCCATGGAGATCAGCGAGTCATCAACATTGTCAGTGACTCGCAATGCCGCCTTAATGTCGGCGGTGCTGGCGTACAGCGTCATGGTCTCTCCTGACAAATCTCGGCAACGGCGGCGCGTATGTTCTCGGGCGTGGCCTCGCCACGGCGGTAAAGGTTGTCCACGGCCATCTCAACAGCCATAAACATGGCAGCATCAGTTGATGACGAGGCCGTCAGTTCTGTAGCGGTGTCCTTCAAGGCGCGGAGTGACCCACGGATTGATGCTGTGCACACCGACGCCCAGGCTGCGCAATTTGCGCGCCATTGTTTCCAAGGCGCTAGTCCAGATGCCGTAGTGCAGGTGGCCCTGGGGGTGCTCGTAGTCGTCCACTCGGCTTGCGTCATCAAACTCACCACAATCTGCACCGGTCAAAACAATGTGCGCTGCGCCCATGTAGGCAGCCAAGTGCATGGCTAGATGGATGCTCGATGGGCCGATGGTCAGCACGTCGGGATCGCTCGGCCAGTCGGTCTCAGGGTTCCAAGCGCTGTAGCGCTGGGGTGTTGTCGGAACAAAGACAACGTTAGGTTCTATCGCTCGCCCTGGGCTGCGATCACATTCGGGCAGCTGCTCAACCTCAGTGGTGAACACCGTTAGATCGGGGCGATAGCGGGCAATGGCGTCAGCGTCGCTGTGATGGTGGCTGACGCTGTAGAAACTTGGCAAGCCCAACGTGGTGCCGGCGTAGTTCACCGCCATGACCCACTTGTCAGCAAAGAAGCCAGGGTCAATGTGGTTGAGGCTGGAGCCGCTGCCCACGACCCAGCAGGTGTGCCCTGCGTGGGCGTCTTTGTAGCAACGGTGATCTAGTCCCATGACTGCCGCCGCCTAATACCCAGCCGCCACTCACCAGCGGTGTAGTCCTCCATGGATGCCTTGCGGCTGTAGTAGAGGCTATTGGACTGGAAGGTGGGGCCGTTGCGGTCGCTGTAGCCCAGGCGCAGTGTGCTGGAGTTGTCGTGGTGCACAGCAATGTCGGTGCGCACAACGTCAAAGCCAGCGTGCAGGGTGCGCCGCTCATAGTCGTTGTCCTCAAAATAAGCGGGGTGCAAGGCCTCGTCAAACAAGCCAACCTGGCTGACAACCTCGTCACCAAGAGTGAAAGCGCACCAAGGCGGGGAGCCGCCAGATAAGCAAAGGTTAGCGCGCCCTGCCGTTGAGGCGAGCTGCGACAAGCTGCCCTCAGGCCACACGATGTCAAAGTTGGCAATGAGCCACCAGGGGGCAAACGGCGTGATTTTGATGCCGAGATTCCACGAGCCAGCAACGCCGAGGTTGGCGGGTATTGGCAACAGGCTCACGCGCTCAATGCGTCCAGCCCAATCGCCAAGTTGTGAGGGATCAACGCAGCGCCCATTGTCAATGATGACTAGGTGCTCAACGGGGTGGTCAATGCTGGCCACCATTCGATACAGCAACTCAGGCCCAGTCAATATCGGCACAATCAGCGCCGGGATCACAGTGCCTCCAGAACCGGCACCCACTGTTCACGGTAGACGGTGTCTGCGTCGTAAGCCTTGGCAAACTTGATGGCCTCAGCGCTGCGGCCTCGGCCTCGTTGGTAGGCAGCCTCAAGGTTCTCAATGATGCTGGGAACCGATGGGGTCAGCCACCAAGACTTCTGTGCATCGTCCCAAACCGGCTGGCCCTCGCAGATCCAACCGTCGCCGCACAGCTCAGGCTGAGCAGTTGCATTGTTCACGATCACTGGAGTGCCACAGGCTTGCGCCTCGATAGCAGGGATGCCAAAGCCCTCGCCAAGGCTGGGCTGCAACAAGACGTCCATATCTGTGTAGATCGCTGCCAAGACGTTCTGCGGGATGCCGCTGCGGTAGGCGTACTGATCAACAAAGAAGATGCGGTCATCAGGTATGCCGCAGGCGCTGGCTAGTTCGCGCAAGTTGATGCCACCCATAGCGCCTTTGTCCTCGGTGTGGATGTAGAGAACAGCGTCATTGCGCTTTTGCGCCCACATGCCGAACGCCAAGAACATCTCGGGGTAGGCCTTGCGGTTGTAGCCCTGGCGGCCACCCTTGTTGGCTGAGTTGATGCCGACCACAAAACTCTCGCTT